AATCCTTGATAAATGTGCTTCTCACTATTTTGAAAAACAAGTGAAGAATATACCAGAGGATTTTATAAAGGGCCAAGCCCCTTTAGATGAGGAATCTGTACTTTACGGATGTCCAGGTGCTGCTTTTATAGATAAGATTAAGTTTAACGCTGGGGCTGGTTTTCCGTACTTTGTGAAGAAAAGTAAATGTATGCGTCCTGTACAACATGCCCGATTTCCTGAAGGAACATTTGAGCCTACTGAAAAAATGAAGGAACGAATACATAAATTGGAGGAAAAGATGCACAAGGGTGAAAGACCTGGCACTATATTCGTATCTTCTTTGAAGGATGAACCAATAACACCAGAGAAAGTTGCTAAAGGCAAGTTGAGAGTGTTTCAGGCAATAGGAGTCGAACTCCTTATTTTGTTACGCAAATATTTTCTTCCCGTGACAGCAATATTGCAAACTTTCAATCTTATTTCTGAAATGGCGGTTGGTATGAATGCTTTTGGCGGTGATTGGGAAATGTTGCAGAAACATTTACACCCCGGTCCTGAATGGAAGGTGTTTTGTGGAGATTACACTAATTTTGATCAACATCAAGCCTCTTCATTTATAGCAGCTTCTTGGAAAATACTTCGAGAGTTGGCATGGAAATCAGGTAGATATACGTTAGCTGCTCAATTGATCATGATTTCATTATGTGTTGATTGCATATTTCCAATAGTTCATTTCTTTGGTGATTTACTTATGTTGAATGGATCAAATCCTTCTGGACATGCATTAACAGTCATAGTCAATAGTATTGTCAACTCTCTTTATATTCGCTACGCTTGGTATTTAACCTTTGGTAGCCTTGATGATTTTAATGATTCTAACATTCGTGTCATTACATACGGTGATGACAATTATATTAGTATTCATGAGAATTTTCAGGAGAGATTCAACTTGCAGGTAATGAGTCAGGCATTGGCTACTATAGGTGTAGTTTACACTGATGCGGATAAAACAGATAGTGGGATCAAATTTCATAATATTTCTGACGCTACATTTTTGAAGCGTAAGTTTGTGGCTCATACGATTGAACGCGATGGTGTTCAACATTCTGTATTTCTGGCTCCATTGGCTAGAAAAAGCATTGAACAAATGCTAATGTTGGTGAAACACGATTCTGGTGCTTGCAATGAAATGCGACACGCCAGTATTTTAGTTTCATCTGTTGACGAAATGTTCCATCATGGGGAGGAAGCTTTTAATACACATTTAACATTGGTTAACCAATGTATATTTGAGTATGATTTGCAGGCCTGGGTGGAACATGTGGGGGGTCTTCCAACTTATCAAGAGTTAGAAGACAGGAAACTGGCGGCTCCCAGCCGCATGGAATTTTTGGGCCTTAGTGCTAGGTCCTGAACCAAAAGCACACACCGGTATCTGGTTACCGTGTAATGACACATATCACCTATCGTCATTACATAGGCTCTGCCGGTGGAGGACAATGAGCAAACCTCAAAAACCCTATTTAGGGTGAACTTTGTCCTATTCACAAAGGTGATAGTCTGATTCTAAAGATAAGTATATTTAGATTACGACTTAAATCAATATTTTACTTGCTTCACTGATGAATTTTTCTGAAACCGATGCTGGTGAGGTTAAAACCCAGCAAATTTATTCTGATCCAACTATAGCCTATGAATCTAGAGGTGGTTTTAAGGACTTTTTCAGTCGTCCAATTGAGATTTTTACTACCAATTGGGCGGAGGGGACGTCTCTTACTACTTCCTTTATTAACCCATGGGCTTTGTATTTTGGATCGAATACCATAGCTCCCAAACTGAAAGGTTATGGGAGAATTCGTGCTAGATTGCACATCAAGGTTCTTGTCAACGGTTCGCCATTTAGATATGGAGCTGCAATGTTATCTTACCGACATCTGTACAATCGTACTGATGAGGGCATCAATTCACGTAAGCCAACTTTTTCTGGTGGTCAGATTGCCGGCGATACTATCAACACATCGCCTGTACTTATGCCTACAAGCACTGTTGCTACTGAACTGATGGCAAGATCTCAACGACCTAATCTTATGATCCTGCCCCATCTAAACAAGGGTGGTGAGATGGTATTACCATTTGTGTATTATAAGGATGCCATCAGTTTACCTGAATACATTGGCGCACCACCAGTTGCAGCTTTGTCTAATCAGTCTTATGTCGCTATGCTGGAGATGGGAACTTTGATTCTCCAAAATGTAGCAGATCTTAGGTCAACTGCGTCCGCTCAAACTACCCCGGTGAATATCAACATTTATGCGTGGGCGGAAGATGTGGAACTTTGGGGTCCTACATATTTTGCAGCTCAGGGTGAATTTGAGGATGCTGCTGCTTCAAAGCCAAGTGCTATCGCATCAACTATAGCTGCTGTTGCTGGTAGTTTAACTTGGGTGCCGATAATCGGAACATTTGCTAAGGCTACTGAAATGGCTGCAAGCACTGCTTCATCTATACTGAAGCTTTTTGGTTGGTCAAATCCACCGATTATTTCAGGTATTCATGCCATGATACCTAGAATAGGGTTTACCAACCCGACGCCAATAATGTCCATCCAGGATGATGTATTGGCTTTGGATCCAAAGAATGAGGTTACGATTGATCCTCGAACAGTCGGTTGTGAACCTCATGACGAATTAGTGGTGGATCATTGGTGCAGGCGCGACGCTATTATAGATAGAGTACAATGGCAGGCTACTGATACTCATGGTACTACATTGCTGATGTTGCCGGTTTCCCCATGTCATTTCATTGCTAATTGGGTTCCGAATACTTCGGTCACAAATGCTGTACCTTGTGGTAGAGTAACTATGACACCAGCAACATATGCAGCTCAGATGTTTGATATGTGGCGTGGGGACATGGTGGTTACCCTTCAAATAGTTGCCAGCCAATTCCATCGTGGTCGTCTGGCTATCACTTGGGATCCTGTTAGCACAGGAAGTGCGCCAGCTGCTGCTTACAATGCCGGTGCAATGGTGACGGAAGTGATAGACTTGGCTACCAGTGATACAGTAGAATTAAAGATACCATATTTGGCAGCTACTGGTATGCTTGGTGTATTTAAACAGCCACTGCAATGTTATAGTAGTGCAAATTGCAATTGGCAGGCTTGGGGTAACAGATCTACTAGTAGCAGCTGGGTGCCTAATGTACTCGAAGGTTGTGCAAATGGTTGTGTCTATGTGCAGGTTATGAATCAACTGCAGTGTGGTGATGTGACCGCGGATGTGACCATTGTGGTCAAGACCAGGTTTGAAAATATGGTCCTTGCAATGCCTTCAGTCGATTATCAGCAAAATGAGAGGGGTAATATTACAAATGTTGCCTTTGCTAATTTTGCCCCTCAAGGCTTGGAAGAACCTGATGACACTTCTCTTGCTTTGGGGTCAGCTGATACAGGAGCCAAATCCAAACTGGCCTTATTGTATGCTGGTGAAAATGTACCGTCTTTACGTTCTTTGTTACATAGATCTTATATTATGCGCTATAAGCATCAGACAGTCTCTGGATCAGCAACATACTCCAGAACTTTGATTTACACTGGAGCTCGCAGATTCCCTGTGGCAAGGAATATGTACTCCGGACAACCGGCCACAGATACCATATCTTCACTGAGTTTCAACGATAATTCTACAACTCCTATACAATACCTGACAGCTTGTTTTACTGGCTACCGCGGTTCAATAGTGTGGAGAACAATGGTTGATAAGCCAAGCACAACATTTGGCGCACTCACCATTGGTCGAGGGGCAACGTATGATACAGGATCAATATCTATGTTAATTACTGACGTTACTGACGGGCAATATAGACGCACTTACAAGGATGCGCTTACAGCTGGCCAGAATGGTGTAGTTGCTTCGCACACTTGTAACAATGGCAGTGTGTCTGCAGTATTTCCAATGTATAGTAATTATCGTATGTTTCCAGCTAACATGACTACTATGTATTATCAAGCTAACAGCACGATGAGCGAAAGAGCCATGTTGGATAATGATTATTGGCATTATACGGTAACTGTTAATGGGCCCGCAAGCTCAGATGCATTTGGTATATACACTGCTGCAAGCTGTGGGGCTGACTTTAGTTTATTTGGCTTTGTCAACTGCCCAGATATTTATGTATCATCAATTACTCGGTAATTAAAAGAACCATCTCCGTGGGGTGATGTAAAGAAAACCCACGTTACTTATAGGTGTAACGACCTCTATTTTGACGTGGGTTTTCGAACGCCCACGAACTTCTTAGGAAC